ACTGCTCGATCGTGTTGTCGATGATGTCGAGCATGCGGCCCGGGTCCGTGCCCTTGGCCGTGATCTCCTCGGCGTCTATCAATCGTCCGTCCCGGTCGAGGATGACGATCCCCGTTTTGGTTGACGGGTCGATACCAACATAGCGTCCCATTCGCGTGCCCTCCCCAGTTTTAAATCATTTTTGCGAGCGACATCCGCCCATAATTCCGCGAATGCCGCCGGCAGATAATCTGCAATCACTTCGCTCGTCGCCCGGCTTGCCCGCATCTCGCTGACGATTTGGCGGAGCATGTAATCAACTGCGTCCAGTTTTGATCTCAGGTATGGTGTAAAACTCTCCCACACCTCGATGGCCTGTCTGCGATAAAAGTTGTCCCTTTGCCCCTGCGTTGGCATTTGACTACCTCACTTTTTTCTCCGGCCGCCCAATGTGCCCCATATCTTTGCAAGGTGTTTTTGAGCTGGGTCTGTGGGCTCCTGTGAGCCATTTTCAGGCGTTTCAGAATCTTCCGACGGTATTTGTGCTGGTCTATCGTTGGCGGCCTTCTCGCGGGCCGTCAGCTCGTCCAGAAGGGCGTTGAGTTCGGCATACCGCTTTTCACCCCGGATGATTTGTTCCGGTTTGAGTCCGGGACGTTCGAGGGCTTCGGCCACCCGAACCATTTCGGCAAGCACTTCATCTCGCGTCAACTTCGACCCCTCCGTCACGTCCTTTGAGTTTGTGAACGAGTTTGCGCATCTCGGCGATCTGCTCCGGCGTAGGCTGATCTCCTGACGGCTCGCTCGTCACAAGCGTCATGCTTGGTTTTCGGCCGCCATATCTCGAAGGGTCGCCGCGGTTATGCGTCCGTCGTTGCTTGTTGGCCTCGAATTGATCGTCAAAGGCTTTGGCCCCTTCGAGCGTTTTTGCACCCGCTGCAGCATAATCGTTGAGGATTTTAAAGACGAGGCTTAATCCGCCCTCTTTCTTCGCTGATCTTTCGATGGCCCGGATGATCACGGATTCTTCAAAACCTTCGTCGTCGATATAAGCCCCAAGCTGCTCAGCTTGAAAACTCGTAAGATCGCGTTGATAGACTCGTTTGTATGCTGCCGAAAAGGATTCGGGTTGAAGTTCACCGAGTTCGTCAGTAGTAGCAGCAGCTACTTCTTTTCTTTCTTTCTCTTCTCTTCTGTTCTCTTCGTTTTCTATTCTCTTCTGTTCAGAAACTAACGACGTCTGACGGCATTTAACGTCAATTAACAAAATCTCTTCGAGCATTAGGTAATCATCGTAAGTGAGTACATTCACGTTTTCCGCCTTGCACTTCGCGAAATCAAAGTTCGAAGCAATTCCGTTGCCAATCAAAATAGCTGAAATGCCAGTCTCTCCAAGCATTTCGCGATATTTCGTGACCTGCTCGATTGACGCATTAGATAGCCGCTGCCTTTTGACTTCAAACAAATATTTCCTGCCACTATCGCCAATAGCGAGGATATCAACGTATGAATTCGCGATTCTAACTTGACGTTCGACCGACACAATTGTCTCTCCATCAATAAACTTGTTATCTCGAAGAAGATCGGCCAATAACTGCTCAATCTCTGCCTCGCTAGCAGAAAGAACGTTATTTGACGTTAAATAACGTTTTTTAACGTCATGTGATAACTCGCTAGGTGGCGCCGGAATTTTTGAGGGAATTCTCTTTTTCAACCCTTGCTGGTGGGCATCAAAGTTCGTGATTTGGATGAATTTTTCGTCCCCGACCGAATACCAGATGATCAACCCTGCTTCGTGAAGTTTTCCTAAAGACGCCTCGATGTCTTTGCTTCTCACATCTTCCATCATCGGGAAGACAAGCGCTTTGACATCGTAAGGGTCGCCGCTCATTCGGCCAAAATCATCAACGTGGGGAATGAGCATCAAGTACAACAGCCGGGAAAAATGGTCATCAAGGCGGATATTAAATTTTTTAGATACGCTAATGACCTTACTGATCATCCTCCGCTCTGCCATTTGTCATTTCCCCTATTTCGTATTTCCTCGCGCTTTTTCAGCAGCCATTCCCGGCCTTCCCGGGTATAATCCGCCCAATGATGGCACGTCCGGGAATCGGTGGAGGGGCCGCAGAGGATCACGATATCCTCTGCCTTGACGCCCTCCTGTCCAAATCTCCAACGCCGTTCGACGTGCGCGGCTTCCAAGGTCCAGACTTGCCCATGATACCGTCCACAGCGCTCACAGCGGCCGCCAGCGCGCTCCCATGCCGCGGCATATACTGCTTTTGTGACTTGACCGCGCTGTTTGGCGGTTTTGCTCCGGCGCTTATGCTTTGGCTTGGGGACTGGATTGTAGTCACCGATCGGCATTGCGATCACCCTTAAAACGGTAGATCATCGTCCGATATGTCTATCGGATGTCCATCATCCGCGAAGGGGTCATGCCTTCCTTGGTCGCCTGTGCTGCCGGAGCCGGTAGTGGATCGTCCGTCTCGTGGCTCCAAAAACCGCACATTCTCCGCCACGACTTCCGTCACATATACCCGCCGGCCTTCGTTGTTCTCATAGTTGCGCACTTGAATGCGGCCCTCCACGGCGGCCAGACGGCCCTTTCGCAAATAGTTGGCGCATGCTTCAGCTAACTGGCGCCACGTTACGATCGGGATGAAATCCGCTTCGCGTTCTCCCTGATCGCGGGAATACGGGCGGTCGATCGCAAGGGTGAATTGTGCGTGGGCGACGCCGGAAGGGGTATAGCGGAGTTCTGGGTCCTTGGTCAGGCGTCCGATCAAAACGACTTTATTCAGCATTCGCACCATCCTCCTGCTGCGGTTCTTCATCTTCGACGACTCGATAGTCGACATCGAAGATGCTGTCCGATTCGATGCCGTTATCTTTCCGGAGTTTCAGGATAGCTTCATCCGTTGTGAGTTTTTCCTGGATTTCGATGCTGATCGGCATGAGCTTTGCCATTTCCTTGATGCATGTCTTTTTCGCCATGGCGTCGAAGTGATCGACCCATGTCCCCGTCAACTCACCCGTTTGTTTGTCCTTGTTCTTGGAAAAACGCTTAGCGTGGGCCAAAACTTGCTCGTACGTCATCGTCACGAAGTCGAACGATCCGTCTTTGAGGCGATAGGCGGAATAGTAACGGACCGGCTTCCCTTGATCGCGGGGATCCCGCTTTTTAATCTCCGCGATAGCCGCCTCGAGCATAAGGTCCAAAAATCCGCCTTCTTTGCGCGGTACGAAGTTTTCGAGGAGATGGAGCTGGTCGAATGGAATATGCAGCATTCGCTTGTCTTCGCCTTTTACGTACACGAAGAGGTCGTTTTCATAGACTGTTTCAGCGAAGACCTTGGATACGTCCCCGGTGCGGCGAATCAGGTCGAGGTATCCTTTGTAGCCAATTTGAAATTGGCACTCCATGACCTTGGCTTTGCTGTTCCAAAAGGGCACGAGGTAGGCGTGGCCGATAAGGTTCGGCTCAAGCCCAAGCGTCGCGCAGTTCATCACGGCCCCGACGATGGAGGCCGGCGTACATTCGGCGAGCTTCGGCGTCCGGCTGATTGCCGTCAAGGTGATACGGGCCAATCGCTCCGGCGTCATGTGCTTCGGGACAATGGATTTGATAGCCGGAAAGTTGTCGGCCAATTCCTTCTTGATGACCGCGTTAAAGTTCTCGGCTTTAGACCCGGCCCTGCTGCTGAGTTGTTGCGATATAGCTGATTGATCCACTGTTCTGTTTTGAGCCATCATTCTTCGCCTCCGATAACCTTAAATGTGCGGACACCTTTTGCATTAGTCTTCCAGGTAAACTTCAACTCGTCCTGGAAATAGGCAAGCTCGGCATCCTGCATAACTCCTTTAATCCGGTTCTCATGCGTTTCTTTTCGTCGTTTTGCCTCTGCAAGGGCCGCTCGAGCTGCATAAAGCCCTTGGATATCGTCGTACATGGACTCCGGAAGATCGATCCGCTCACCAGGTGTAGACATGCCGTAAATCTCCTTAATAATGTCGGTGTCCTGATGGGAGTAAGCAGGCGGGACTTTGGCAAGGACATGCTCCTCCCAAAAGGTGCGCTCAACGGTAATCAGATTGCGAATCAGATCATCGTCCCGCTCGATTACGCGCCATTGAAAATCCCATCCCCCAATGAGGACGGCTATAAACCAACGATTCGCCCCAGTGACGGCCATATAGTGGTTGCATTGCAAAATGTACTCAACGGGTGCTTGTGTACCCTCCCAGTCATGCCGCGCATACTCCGACGTGTTCTTGCATTCCAGGCCGGCGTTCTGGCCTGGCAGCCAGCGGTCGATATTCGCCAACATGAACGGATATTGGGGATGCATGAAGATCGCGTTTTGGCGCCAGACTTTGTATCCGGTGTCCTCTGCGAACCAATCCGCGATAAGAGGTTCTAGCTTGCGGCCGGCGAGCATTTTGGGGTTGTCTTCGACCGGCGGGAGTTCGCCGATTTTGTCGAGGTAAACTGCCATCGGGGATTTATACCGGCTCATGCCGCAGATAGCGGCGACATCACTGCCGCCGATGCCCTTTCTGCGCCATTCAAGCCAGTCATCGTAGGACATGTCTTTGGTATTAACGAGCCGTATCGCTTGCACGGTAGTCACCCCTTACGACCATTTGGCATCCATCCTTTCGGCGCCCGACCACCGGGCAAAGCATTCGGCGCTGGCAAATAAGTCGCCGTCGTATTCCCAAACGCCTTCGTCGCCAAAATATATCCGCTGCCGGCATCCG